GTCTTGCTCCTTTAAAAAATTAATAACCTCGCTTAGTTCTAAGCTTGTAAATATTTCGTCTTGCGTTTCGCAGTCGTTGGTATTGTAGTTGCAAACTGCAAACCTCCAATCCTTATAATTATCTAAGTTTTCAAATCCTATCCCTAAATAACCTTCTTTCCTTTCACTAAGTAAAGGCGAATTAATCCATATCTGATAGCTTTTATATAAAAAGCTAGGCAGTTCATCGTTCCCATAAGATATATTTTCCCAATCATTGGGAATGTCTAGGTCTTTGTAATAGTCTTTCCAAGTCAAACCCCTAAAAGGATTATACGTATCCTCAAAATCATCTTCTGAAAATATAACCTTGTCTCCTCCTTCTGTTGCCCATTCATAATGATAGGAACTAAGTTCCTTTTTAAGTTTATGAAGATCAGTTTTGTCAATCTCTAGTAGATTCTGCGTTCCCTCACAAAATTTATATTTATATCCTTTGAGATTAAAAGAATCTCTGTCAAAGAATATCCATGTGTCAACTTCGAATGTGTGCATATATTCCCTCCTTTGTGTGTATATGTACTAGACCTCTTCCGCCCCTCAATCGAGGGAAAAAGAAAAGGTTTCGGAAAATCATTCCTCATCAGTAGCACTATTAAGAACTAAACCCATAGTCTAAATACTCTTGAAACGCTCTAATAGAATCAGCAAGTGAATACCCATGGTATACCTTACTAACTCTAAGCCCTAAGTGAATACAAGACAGTTCATAGAAACCGCCTTGCTTTTTGATGCTGATATTAAAATCCATAATTACCCCCTTATGTATTAATAGTTAAATCAGAGTCTTGAAATCTTTGCTTTACATATCGCAAAACATCAATTGCACATAAGTCATATTCAAAGTCACCTAACTCATCAGCGTCTTGAAATAGTTCGTGCCTATAAACTCCACCGTCAAAATCTTCTTTATTAATAAAGATGTCATAGTAAACGCCATAATCTTTATGTTGACATGACTCACTCATAAAGATTTCAACCTTTCCAATATCTAAAGGAAAGCAATAGTATGAGTAGTCGTTTGATTCTTTATAATCAAGCATAGCCTCTTCATATTCCCAAAATTTATTGTCACTCATTACGCCACCCCCTCTAATTTATTTTTCTTGGCTAAAGCGTCACCTCTACCCATTTTTAAAAGCTCATATACTTTTTCTCTGTCTAAACTATCGCCACCCCCCCAAAGATTAGGAAATAGTTCTCTATAAAGCTTTGTATATTTTCGTGCTTCTTGGTTAGTGATATCTGTATCAAAATAAAACTCCATGAAGTAATCAATAAATTCTTCTATGTTATACATTTATGCCACCTCCTCTAATTTATTTAGATACTCGTATACAATTTCTTCGCCGATAATGTAGACGTACATATTCACAACCTTTTCAGCGTCTGATAAATCTGTCATAACTTCGCCAAAGTTAAATTGCTCATAGTCTTTTATAAATCCAATAATATTAAAGGCTTCATTGCCTAGCCATTGTCTAGCTTTATAAGTACCAATAATGTAATAGTCAGTATTAAAAGCTTCATGATGTAAATCATCTTGCCAAGTATTAGGATAGTTTTCTTCAAGATACTCTTTGTTTTCTTTTATGAAGTCTTCAAAGTGTTCTTGTATTTCTTCTCTTTTATAATCCATGATTTCATTCCCTCCTTTGTGTATGTAATCAATGTATACAATTAAATAATATGTCTAGCTGCATGTCAACACTTTTTTTAATTAATTTTAAAAAGCCTTTATTTATAAGGGTTAGAAGCCAATAAAAAAATAATCATTTCTTGATCTGGAATACATCTGGGCTTTGCGAGGGCGTTTTTTCGGGGAAGAAAAAAGAGAGGCAAAATACACAGATACACATAAAGCACATAAGCATATATAATAAATAGAAGCTAATAACACTATAAGAGGTTAAAAGACATATGAGCATTAAAGAGAAGACACTAAGCCAAAGGAAAGCGGAATTTGTGCAACATTATCTAACAACTAAGAACGCCACAGAGTCAGCTAGACGTTGCGGATATTCAGAAAAGAGTGCATATAATCAAGGGTATCGATTGATGAATGATGATGAAGTCCAGAAAATGATTGCATTTGAACTAAAAGAAAGCAAAGAAAGGCATCTACAGGAACATGACGACCTCATAGAACGCTTAAAAGAGGAAGCATTAGGTCAAGTAGCAGGACATACAGGCGGAAGCCGTCTAAAAGCCTTAGAATTACTCATGAAATACTACGGAATGATTGACGAAAAACAAAAGCTTGAAGTAAATATGAAGGAAAGCGGTTGGTTTGAAAGCTTAGATTTTCTAGAAAAAGAATCACTTAACTAAGGCGATACTTTAAAAAAGCACATATGCTAACAAATGCCCAATATATAACGGCTCACGGATACCAGGCGGGGAGTGCTGGACACGGTACCTCATATATATACATACCCATGTACCCCCATGACCTTTAGGGGGGGGTGATTTCTGACAAATCAAAATGGAAAAAAATCAAATTCAAAAAATTATAAAAACCTTCAAAACGAATCTCCCTCAATATGCTAAACATTGTCTTAAGATCGTAGATAAACAAGGCACATTAATTGACTTTAATTTTAATAAAGCACAAGTCTTACTAGACGAAATGATAAACAAGCAATATGCTCATCATGGTAGGGTGAGAATGCTCATCTTAAAGTCACGTCAAACAGGTATTTCTACTTATTGTCAGGCAAGAGGTTTTTGGAAGACCGTTACCAAACAAAATCAAAATGCGGTAGTAGTATCTCACCTTAATGAATCCACAAAAGCTATCTTTAGTATGGTGCGAAACTTCTATGATAATTTACCCCATCCTGTAGTTACCCCTGAGCTAAAAGAATCTACTAGCAACTCTATGGCATTTACTCATGGATCTAGGTGGAGGATAGCGACAGCGAGAACGGGGGAAGTAGGAAGGGGATGGACAACAAACTACCTACACGGATCAGAGGTAGCCTTCTACCCAAACTCAGATATTATTCCTGGACTACTACAAACAGTTCCCGAAGCAGACTCAGAAATATTATTAGAATCTACCGCCAACGGAGCAGGTGGTTGGTTTTACGATGCGTGCATGAGAGCATTGCGTGGCGAGGGTGAGTGGGAGTTATGTTTTATTCCTTGGTACATGATGCCCGATTACCGCAGGAAGGTTGACCCCTACTTTGAATTAGAGCGTGAAGAAGAAGATATTAAGACTATGTTTGATTTAGACGATGAGCAGGTCATGTTCAGACGTTTAAAGATACAAGAGCTTGGTGGAGAAGATCTGTTCAGGCAAGAGTACCCGTCTACCCCGCAGGAAGCATTTTTAACAACAGGTAGATTATTTGTTGAGCCGAAGTTTATAGACCAAGCAGCAGTAGAATGCTATACCCCGATTTCCCGCTACGATGTGCGAGAGAGTGAGTTCGTCCCGCATGAAAAAGGGCTACTAAAAATTTTCGAGAATCCAAAGGATTCTCTTAGATATTGTATTGGAGTAGACGTTGCCGAAGGCTTGGAGCACGGAGACTACTCTTGCATCCAGGTGTTGGATCATATGGGCTATCAGGTTGCGACCTGGTCTGGGCACGTTGACCCGTTTGACCTGGCGTACATAGTTGCCAAGATTGGACACTTCTATAACAAAGCCTGGACACTCATTGAAAGAAACAATCACGGGCTTACCACCATCCGAAAAATACAAGAATTAAATTATCCGAATCTCTATGTTGAGCAAAGTGTAGACGATGCCTATGTAGACCGCTTAACCAGGCGTGCAGGTTTTTTAACCACAAGCAAGACAAAGCCTTTAATTATTGATAACTTAGTACACTTACTTCGACAAGGCGAAAGTGGTATAGTAGATATTGAGCTTATTGACGAACTCAGAACATATATCGTTGATGCCCGTGGAATAACAAATGCCCAACATGGGTGTTTTGATGATAGAATAATGGCATATGCTATTGCTTTATTCGGATTAAACAGTATGCCAAGAAAACATAGGCAGAATTTTAAGAGAGTAAAGAAACAATTTTTTTAAATATATATGAATAAAGAGTTAGGACCCGAAGGAATCTCAGCAGCCGTAGACGCTAATGAAGAGGAACAACACGAACTAAATTCATTAGGCGTAATACTTGAGTCTAAATACACAGAGTATAAAGATGCCCGTGATGATATTGAAGACGATTGGATTGAAGATCTAAGAGCGTTCATGGGTCAGTACGATCCAGAAGTATTAGCCAAGATACAATCTAAAGGTGAGAGATCACAAGTCTATGTTGGTCTTACCCGAACCAAGGTGCTCGCAGCCTTTTCAAGAATCACGGATTTATTATTTCAACCAGGTCAAAAATTCTTTTCTATTGAACCAACACCAGTTTCTAAACAACCCCTTGTTGAACAACAACTAACTGAACAAGCTGCATTAGAAATTATGCAAGCTGCCGAAGTGGTCGACCCTGGATTGGTAGATGACTTGATTGTTGCAAGAATGGATGAGCTCAAACAGGAAATAGAAGAAGAGACAAGCAGAAGAGTAGACAATATGGAAGAGGCTATTCTCGACCAAGCTGTCGAAAGCAATCTTGAAGGCAAGATGAAAGATGCCATTATGGAGCAAGTAATATTTGGTACTGGTGCAATGAAGGCTGGTACTCTAAGAATAGACAAAGATCATAAATGGATTAAAGGCGAAGAGGGGTTTAATTTAGTTTATGAAGAAAGTGCATTCCCCGAAATGGAGGCTGTATCAGTATTTGATTTATACCCCGACCCTCATGCTACGAGCATGGACGATCTAAGAGATTTATTTAGAAGACATATTATTTCAAGACAAGAGTTTAGAGACCTTGTAGACTTCCCAGGCTTTAATGCAGATTTAATTAACGAGTGCATAGAAATGAATCCAGAAGGAAATCATGACGAAGCACAACACGAAAAAGACAGAAGACAGATTGCAAATGTAAATGATAGATCTTCTGACACAAACAAGTTTGAACTCTTAGAATATTGGGGTTCATTAAACGGATACGACTTACAAGATGCTGGTGTGGAATTTGCTGATGACGATGATCTCGCTCAAGAATATCATGCCAACGTATGGGTAGTAGACGGCAAGGTAATTAAGGCACAGCTTAATCCTTTGCCTGGTGGTATTATTCCTTATTTTATATTCCCCTATGAAAAGAACCCTCACGCCTTCTGGGGAACTGGCGTACCTAGAATGATGAGGGACTCACAAGCCACCATGAACGCAGCAACAAGAATTTATTTAGACAATGTTGCTCTATCGTCTGGTCCTATGGTTGAAGTTAATACTGACATCATGGCTTCAGGTGAAGACCCAACAGAACTGTATCCATGGCGTGTGTTTTTGCGAGAGGGCGGAGATGGAAACCAACCCATGGTTAGATTCTATCAGCCCCAGTCAAACTCACCAGCACTTGTATCAGTTATAGAATTATTTAGAAGATTTGCCGATGAGACTACGGCACTACCGTCCTACACCCACGGACAAACACAGAGTTCACTTAATAGAACTGCCACAGGTATTTCTATATTAATGAGCAACGCAAACATAGTCTTAAAATCAGTTATTAAAAACATTGATGACTACCTTACCAAACCAATGATACGTTCACTATATGATTGGAACATGACATGGAATGAAAATGAAAATGTTAAATCAGATATGCGTATAGTTGCAAAAGGATCCACAGCCCTTATACAGAAAGAAGTACAATCACAAAGATTGTTACAGTTCCTTTCTTTAATCAATAATCCAATGGATGCACAAATGGTTAATAGAGAAAAACTATTAACTGATATTGCTAAGTCTTTAGATATTGATCCAGAAGAAGTAATTAAATCACAAAAGGAGTTAATGGATGAGCAAGCACTACAACAAGCTATCC